GCACACTAGCTTCATTAAGTGTAACCGGTACTGCAACAGCAGGTAACTTAGCAACCGCCGGCACACTAAGTGCAGGTGGTAATGCTAACGTAGGTAATTTGGGTACAGCAGCCTTAGTTGCAACTGGAACAGGTAGTTTCAGTGGTAATGTTAATATGAATAACTTTAACATTACAAGCCTTGCAACACCGTCTGCTGATACAGATGCGGCAACTAAAGCATATGTAGATACAGTAGCACAAGGTCTTGATACTAAAGCTAGTGTTGTAGCCGCAACTACAGTTAATATTACTTTATCAGGGACACAAACAGTTGATGGTGTTGTTTTAGTGGCCGGTAACAGAGTATTGGTTAAGAACCAAACATTGGATCAGAATAACGGACTATATCTATGTGCCGCAGGTGCTTGGACAAGAACAACAGATATGGATTCTTGGGCAGAGGTTCCAGGTGCATATGTATTCGTTGAAGGTGGTACTACACAATCAGATACTGGTTGGGTATGTACATCAAATGCAGGTGGTACATTAGGTACTACGGCTATTACTTGGGCACAATTCTCTGGTGCAGGTAGTTATACAGCAGGAACAGGTTTAACATTAACTGGAACAGCATTCAGTGTCAATGCCGCTCAATCACAAATTACTTCAGTTGGTACATTAACTAGTTTATCAGTATCAGGTAACATTGCGGCAGGTAATGTAAGTGCTACGACATTCACAGGTGCATTAACTGGTACGGCAACAAGTGCAACTAATGCATCTGCATTGTTACAAAATACATCTACCTCAACAACTGCATACCCTACATTCTCTACTTCATCTGCAAATGGGAATTCATCTGCGGTAATTAATACAAGCATTAGTGCGAACTTGGGTAATGCGTCTATTACTGCTACAACATTTGTTGGTGCACTAAGTGGTGCGGCCACAAGTGCTACTACAGCGGGTACAGTAACAACTGCGGCACAACCTAATATTACTAGTGTTGGTACACTGACATCGTTAGCAGTAACAGGTAATATTTCAGCAGGTAATGTATCTGCTACAACATTTACAGGTGCATTAACTGGTAGTGCAACTGGTTCAGCAGCCACAGTAACAACTGCGGCACAACCTAACATTACTTCAGTTGGTACATTAACAAGTGTTTCAGTATCAGGTAATGCAAACATTGGTAACATTGGTACAGGTGGTTTAATAACTGCCACTGGTAACTTAAATGCAGGTAACATTATTACAGGTGGCATCGTAAGTGCTACCGGTAACGTTACTGCTAACTTCTTCATTGGTAATGGTTCAGCATTGACTGGATTGTCTACATCAAGTATATCTAATGGTAACAGTAACGTAAGCGTTCCATCAGCTAACGGCAATGTTAACATTAGTGCAGTGGGTAACGCTAACGTTGTTGTAGTAACCGGTACCGGAGCAAACATTAATGGTACATTTAGTGTAAGTGGTAATGCAACAATTGGTAATATTGTATCAAGTGGTACAGGTGGTAATATTTCCGGGGCTAATAATATTAGTGCTAACACATTCACTGGTACAATAACAACTAACGCACAGCCAAACATCACTTCACTCGGTACATTAACAAGTTTAAGTGTTTCTGGTAACGTAACTGCAGGTAATGTATCTGCAACGACATTCACAGGTGCATTATCAGGTGCGGCTACAAGTGCTACTACAGCAGGTACAGTAACAACAGCGGCTCAAGGTAATATTACATCAGTTGGTACATTGACTGGTTTAGGTGTTAATGGTACTATCACAGCAGTCGCATTGACAGCTAATACAGGTGTTATTACTGGTAACGCTAATGGTATCTCAAGTGTTCAAGCCGCTAACATTGTTGGTACTGCGTTAAGTGCTACAGTAGTTACGTCTAGCTTGACAGCGGTTGGAACACTAGCATCATTGAGTGTTTCTGGTAATATTACTGCTGGTAATATTAGTGCTACTAATCACACTGGTACAACAGCAAACATTACTGGTCAATACATTAGTACTGTTGCAACAGGTACTGCACCATTAGTTGTTACCTCAACTACTCAAGTTGCTAACTTATCAGTTGCAACAGCAGGTACTGCAACTAGTGCTACTACAGCAGGTACTGTAACAACTGCGGCTCAAGGTAATATTACTTCAGTTGGTACATTAACAACTGTTTCAGTATCAGGTAATGCTAACGTTGGTAACATTGGTGCAACTGGTGGTTTCTATACTACATTAAGCGCAACGGGTAATGTAACAGCAGGTAACGTAACATTAGCTAACGCCGCAGTAATCAGTGCTAATAACATGCAATTGACAACTGGTGCAAATACTAATGCTGGTAACGTGACTGGTAACTTTGTATTAACAACTGGTTCACGTTTTCAAGCAACTTACGCTTAACTATATCAAATTCATACACACTACTTAGAAATGATAAGTAGTGATGTATGAATATCTTTCAATCATCGTATGAAGCAAGGCTTCAAGATTGGTTTCAATTACGGACGTCCGTAACTAGTTTACCCATAGAACAACAGTGTATAACCATAGATGAATGGTGGCAACATGCACCATTGATTACCCATCATCTACACCCATATGATATGGACGCCTGGCCTGATCCCTGGGTACTTTTGTCCGAAAATACCTACTGTGAGGTTGCAAGAGCATTAGGAATGTGTTATACTCTATTGTTGATAGGTATAATCAACATAGAATTGGTTTTAGCAAAGAATAATATAGGTGAAGATGTGGTACTAGTCCTAGTTGACAACGCAAAATATATACTGAATTACTGGCCCAATACGGTCATAAGTAATAGTCTAGCAGAATTTACGGTAGTACAAAAATTAGATATAACAAAAATAATAGAGAAGATAGGTAAAACATGATAATAAACGTCATCAAGCGATCTGGGGTAAAAGAGCCTCTCACGCTAGAAAAATGGCAAGCGCAAGTAGCAAAAGTATGTACAGGAATAGCAGATGTAAGCCCCTCAATGGTAGAGATTAAATCGCAATTGCACTTTTATGATGGTATCACTACACATCAAATTGATGAAATAACATTACGTGCTATTGTAGACTTAATTGATGTAGAACAAAATCCAGATGTAGGTCACACCAATTATCAATATGTAGCAGGTAAGCAACGATTGAGTATGTTAAGAAAAGATGTATATGGAAGTTATACTGTACCTCATTTATACGAGATTGTTAAAAAGAATGTGGATACTGGGCTTTACACAAATGAATTATTAGAATGGTATAGTGAAGAAGATTGGAACAAGATGAATGACATTCTGGATCATTCTAAAGATGAACAATATTCTTATGCCGCCATTGAACAATTAATTGAAAAGTACTTAGTTAAGAATCGTAGTACAAAACAAATATATGAAACACCACAAGTTAGATACATGGTTGCAGCCGCTACGGTTTTTCACAAGGAAGAACCTAATAGCGCACGTATGCGTTACATAAAGGAATATTACAATGCCGCGAGTGATGGATTATTTACGCTGGCCACGCCAGTATTGGCAGGGCTTGGTACGCCTACTAAGCAGTTTAGTAGTTGTGTACTTATTCGTTCGGATGATGATTTGGACAGTATTTTCGCCAGTGGGGAAATGATGGCAAAGTATGCCAGCAAACGTGCGGGCATTGGGTTAGAGATTGGAAGACTACGCCCATTAGGTAGTCCCATCCGCGGTGGTGAGATTATGCACACAGGTATGATACCTTTCTTGAAGAAGTGGTTTGGCGACCTGCGTAGTTGCAGTCAAGGAGGTATTCGTAATGCAAGTGCTACTGTTTTTTATCCTATCTGGCATCATCAGTTTGATGATCTTATTGTCCTTAAGAACAACCAAGGAACCGAAGAAACCCGAGTCCGTCATATGGATTATGGGGTTGTGCTTAGTGCTTTCTTCTGGAGACGATTCAAAAACAAAGAAGACATAACATTCTTTGATCCTAATGAAGTACCTGATTTGTATGAAGCATTTTATCAAAACACAGAACTATTTGAAGAATTGTACATAAAATACGAAAAGCGTAACGACCTACGCAAGAAAACAATGAATGCAGAAGATGTGTTTAAAGGTGGAATTCTTAAAGAACGAACAGACACTGGACGCATCTATCTAGTATTCATTGACAATGTTATGAAACAAGGACCATTTGACCCTGAGTATCATACAATTTACCAGAGTAACTTATGCTGTGAGATTCTTCTTCCTACTAAATCTTTTAAACGTCTTGATGATAGTGACGGTCGTATCGCTTTATGTACGCTTGGATCTATTAATTGGGGTGCGTTCCGCAATCCTGAAGATATGCGCCGTGCTTGTCGTATTCTACACCGTAGCCTCAATAATATATTGGACTATCAAGACTTTCTAAGCATTCAAAGTAAACTAAGCAATGACGAGATTCGCCCATTGGGTATCGGTGTCACTAACTTAGCATACTGGCATGCAAAGCGTAGTTTAAAGTATGGGGAACGAGATGCACTACAAGAGGTTAAGACATGGTCAGAACACCAAGCATACTACTTAACCGAAGCGTCAGTTGAACTTGCCAAAGAACGAGGTAAGTGCCAGGGTAGTGATCAAACACGATATGGTCAAGGGACATTCCCTTGGGAACTACGTGCCAATGGTGTTAATGAGTTGACAAATTTTACACCAGAATTAGATTGGGAAACATTACGTACAAATATGAAAGAACATGGTGTTCGTAATGCTACACAAATGGCTGTAGCTCCTGTAGAATCAAGTAGTATAGTTATTAACAGTACCAATGGCATTGAAATGCCAATGAGTTTAATCAGTGTTAAAGAAAGTAAAGCAGGTAGCTTTGTTCAAGTTGTTCCCGAATATCACAAATTGAAAAACAAATATCAAATGATGTGGGATCAAAAAGATTGTGATGGTTATCTAAAAACAGCGGCGGTGATTGCGGCTTATGTTGACCAGTCAATCAGTACAAACACATTCTATAACCCGGCTCACTTTGTTGACAGAAAAGTTCCAACAACATTAATTGCTAAGAACTTGATGCAAAGTCACTACTGGGGCTTAAAGACTTTCTACTATAGCTTGATTAACAAACAAGGTAGTAAGAGTCAAGATGAAACTGTATTAGATTTGCCCACTGGCTTTAATGATATGGATGAAGAAGATTGCGAAGCGTGTAAATTATAAATATGGAATATCAAAGTATCACATATAGAACCGGTGGTGAGTGGCCCGAAGGTCGGTATGTTGTTGACATAAATCCTAACAGCAACTTACGTATGGCAATATACGGTGACAGCTTCGGCGATGGACCACCATTACCAAAAGAGAATGAATTTGTTGTTGCAAATATAGGTGATTGGTGGCCAACACGGCTAGCTATTAGATTACAATTAAAAAGTATAGATAATTTTTGTGCTGGTGGAACACCATTTCTCTTTGCGTACAATACTTTTATGAATAATTATCAAAACTATGATATTAATATAGTTTTAGTCACAGATCCAAATAGATATACTCAAAAAGTATTATTACCAACTGTTGCCCCAAATCCAACATACCAAGCATCTAGTATTAAGCAATTAGAGTCTATAAAACAATCATATAAGCTAACTAACAGTGAAATACGAATGGTTTATGATCTAACCACTTGGCACATGATTAAAGATGATAAATTCCTATCAATGGCCCAGCAACTTATGGTTGATGATATTCTAAAAAAAGCGCCAAAAACAATAATAATCCCTTGTTTCAAGCAATCGGCTCCTTATATAAATATAGGACTAAGTGATTTAGTTGAGTATCAATGGTCTACGTTTGGATTAAAATATGCTGAAAGTGAAAACTACATAGAAAAGCCAGAAGTAATGGGATGTCATTTCACACTAGAAATGAACACAGTTGTATCTGAAATTGTTTTTAATAAATTAATAACAAATGAGTGGAATTGGAATTATCCTAAAATAGTGCATGAGCATCCTATAGAATATTATTATAACAAAAAGTAAATTAAAATGAGTAAACAACAATATAACCTAAATACAAAAACAGATTATCTCAATCGTAAGATGTTTCTAGACCCAGCAGGTCCAGTTACTATTCAACGCTTTGAAGAAGTCAAGTACAAGAAAATTGCAGACTTTGAAGCTACTGCACGTGGTTTCTTCTGGCAACCGGAAGAGATTAGTCTTACCAAAGACAGCAACGACTTCAAAGATGCCAGCGATGCAGTCAAGCATATTTTTACTAGTAACTTGCTAAGACAAACAGCACTAGACAGTTTACAAGGTCGTGGCCCAAGTCAAATCTTTATGCCGGTAATCAGTTTGCCAGAATTAGAAGCATTGGTCTACAACTGGACATTCTTTGAAACAAACATTCATAGTAAATCGTACAGTCACATTATTCGTAATATCTACAACGTTCCCAAGGATGTGTTCGCTACTATACATGACACTAAAGAGATCGTAGATATGGCAAGCAGTGTAGGTGACTATTATGAGGCATTGCATGTAGTCAATTGCCGCAAACAACTAGGTGAACTAGTTACTGAAAAAGAACATATCAAGGCAATTTATATGGCATTACATGCCAGTTACGCATTGGAAGCATTCCGCTTTATGGTATCATTCGCTACATCGTTAGCAATGGTTGAGAACAAAATCTTTATTGGTAATGGCAATATTATCAGTTTAATTCTCCAAGATGAGCTTCTCCATAAAGGCTGGACTGCCTACCTTATTAACCAAGTAGTTAAAGAAGATAGTCGTTTTGCACAAGTTAAATCTGAATGTGAAAATGAAGTCTATCAACTTTATATGGATGTTATTCGTGAAGAAAAAGATTGGGCAGACTATTTGTTTAAGATGGGCCCAGTCATTGGATTGAATGCAACTGTATTGAAAGACTTTGTTGATTACACGGCTGTTTCTGCCTTGAAGGAAATTGGTATTAAATATCAATCCAGTGCTCCTAAAACAACACCTATTCCTTGGTTCAATAAACATAGCGATACAAGTAAAAAGCAATCTGCATTACAAGAAACAGAAAGCACAAATTATGTCATTGGTGTAATGGGAGAATCATTAGACTATGACGAGTTACCAAATATTTAAAAGGAAAAATATGAAAAAATTATTAGTTATATTAAGTTTAGTCTTTCTAGCGGCATGCTCAAAGACAACAGACGCCCCCAAATCAATTGCGCCTGCATTTGTATTAGATTACACAGCAAATTGCACATCAGGTGGTGCACCTACTATCAGTGGGAACTCTGTGACATTTGGATCAAATACTCAATGTCAAGCCGGCAGAATTGTTTCAACACAAAGCTATACCAACATCACTGAGTTCAGAGCCACTGTTGATTTAAGCAAGTTGTCAAACAACTATGTTAACGCTAGTATCTACTTGATACAGAATCCAAATAACCCGTCAGTGCAACCAATTGGAAACAATTATTGTGACGCAGGCGGAAACAATACCCAATGGAACTGTAGAGAACTTGATTTTATGGAAACAAACGGTAACAAGTTGTTTCAAACTACACTACATTTAGGTGCCGGGGGTAGTTCAGCACCACAGCGGTATGAATATTCATATGCCAGCACCGCACTGAACAACAGTTGCTTTACTAGTGCTAATATGAAAAATGATCCAACTAATGGGTTGCATGATATAACTAGTATTGATATGAGTAAGCCGTTTGACATGGTTACAACTATCACATACGATACACCTAGAATGATAGTGACTTATCAACAAGGTTCTACAAGTGTTGTAGTATATGACACAAATGATGGAACCGGGGCGCAAGGTAGTGGCACAGTTGACATGAATGATTTAGTAACCACAATGAAGAATGGCTATTGGCCTGTTATTTCATTCTGGCAAGGTTACAGTCCAACTGGTCCAGGCTCTGCACCATGGTGGAATGGTAGTTGCGGTTGGGGAGCATTATGTAATAACAGTAGCTCATATTGGAGTGTAAGTAATATTCAAGTAACTACAAAATAAAAGAGAACAAAATGACAGCAATCGTATGGAGTAAATATCATTGTCCCTATTGCGATCAAGCAAAGGCACTATTAACAAGTAAAGGTATAGCATTCGAAGAACGTAAGATTGGAGATGGATTTACCAAAGAAGAATTGCTTGAAGCAATCCCGTCAGCACGTACAGTACCACAAATCATTTTAGATGGCGTACTAATCGGTGGTTTCACTGAACTTAAACAAAAATTAACAGAAAGTAATTAATGCAAATAGCAATACATCCAAATACAGTATATACATTTAAACTCAACTCAGGAGAAGAACTTATAGCAAAAGTAATTCAAGCAGGTAGTGAGTTTATTCAAATTGAAGAGCCGGTCTCTATCGCTCCTACTCAACAGGGTATGCAAATGATCCCTAGCGTATTTACCGCAAATCCAAAGGGTGAATTTAAGCTAAATACTACTAGTATTGCTCTCTATGCTGAAACTGATGATAGTATCAAAATGAAGTATTTAGAAGCAACGACTGGTATCAAAGTACCAGATAAAAAAATTGTATTAGGATAATTAATGCCACAAATATGCCGCATAGGTGATACAAATGAGATGAAGGGTGCAATCATTGCAGGTGCCAGCACAGTCTTTGCTAATGGAATATTAGTAGCACAGCAAGGCAGCAAGATTAGCCCACATAATCCTTTTAAAGGCCCTCATAATAGTGCTACAATAACAGATGCTAGCCCTAGTGTATACGCCGACGGTATAGCAGTAGCTAGAGTAGGGTCAGGTAATAGTTGTGGTCATCATATGGCACAAGGTAGTCCTGATGTGTATGTCCCATGAGCGATACAGGAAAGCAAAGTCCATTAGGGGTTAATAGCCTCAATGCACTGTTAAATGTACAGGGTTTACAAATAAACCCTAAATTTGTTTCATGGATGGGAACATCACACAACTTTCCTAGCTATACTTTTGGTAGAGTAGTACAAGAAACCGTGTTGCGTGTCATTACACATGCTATACATGAAGGATACTATGGCAACGCAGATGGTATACCATATACCTCAGTTTATAACAACTTAATTAGTATAGGTGGTGGTACTAGGGCTATTCCTATCACTAGTATTACTTCTGGGGTAGTTTTAGGTACAGAACAATTTTATTTTGATGTAAAATATAATCAATCATTTGCACTAACATCCGGGTCATATGTGAGAATCAACGGTGCTACTCCCGATGGGTATAATGGCAATTGGCTAGTTGAAAGTGGAACTGCTGGTAAATTCAGAGTATTTTCTACTGCATCATATGGTAAAGCAACAACTCCGGGCACATTTGTTATTGATAATCAAGTGCCGGGGTTAGGTAATGCCAAAGCTTTAGTCTATACTTGGGAAGAATTAATTGGTAGATTTGGCACTGGAACATTTAGTTTAGGTGATACTAAAGGATGGGGCGGATCAACTTATAAAAATAACTTAGAAGGACCCGATCCTAATCCGGCAACTCAATGGGCATATTTAAGATTACTTCCATTACAGGCGTGGATGGAGTTTAACTACAATTCTACATTAGAGCAAGGTAACAGTCTTAATCCTGCAGGTTACCGAGATTTCCTACAACAATGGCAAAGTGCTTATGGCTTCATTGGTTATTCTAATAATGCTATTCTTAGTGTAGATAATAGTAAAGACTTTTTAAGTGGAACATTTAGTAATATGAATGACCTAATATCAGCAGATATTACTAATATAAGTTTAGCAACAAAAGCATTTGGTCAAGACTTGATAACATTGGGCAAAGCAATTGATTTATCTACTATTGCTACCTATGGTTTACCGTCAAACTTATTAAAAACATTAGTGAAATATAATGCGTTAACTAAGAATTTAAGTTTAGCAATTATATCGGCCGGTATCCCGGTTGATGTACTGGGAGAAATCATATCAAATATATCACAACCAACTCAAGACCAAGAACGCAAATTATATGCCGCTTACTATATTACAGTAGGAGAAACATTAGCTGAAGTGTTAGTTCCATTAAACTGTAAGACAGCAGGATTATCATCACTGGCTGACTTATTGAACCCAAAGAAAATGTTTCCAAATAGTTATGATACATTAACTGTTCCTGTTTATAACATGGCCGCCCCATCCACAACTGTAATACCACCTACCCCGTTACCTCCCGCACCAGCTTCCCCTCTTGGCGTTACTATTGACGCAACACCATGGGTATATACTAATACTAGTCCACCAAATGATTACTATGAGTTAACATCTACAACTACTAATAATTACAACATTGGTTCTGGTAGATGTACATTTGAGTTCACATTTAAATCTAATAGTTATTTTGCTCAAAATCCTACTGGACATTTTGCAGTGGTAGTTCGTTGTAATAATGCCGCAATCGCTCAAGGTTATATACAAGGGCAAGGTATGATTATTAATAATGTGAGTCAAGCGCCAACTCCCACAGTTCCACCATTACCACCTAATGTACCTTTTGCCCCCAACCCAGTATATCCATCTACACAAATTGAATCATTTTGGGCTGGAGTTGCTGTGCAACCAAACGGTGTCAATTATTATGGAAATACATTATTGGCTAATACCAACGGTGCTAATCCTGTGTTGCTTGATGGGGTTGAATATAAATTTACTGTAATAAGTGAAATATCAGCGTCAGGTAAGAGCTTTACCGGGTACAAGATTATGCAAGGGACAACCGTAATATATGACCAAATATTGATATATGATTACAATATTTACTATGACCCCAAAAAATCTGGAATCGTAATTGGACATGTGTCTAAAAATTCTGGGGCTTCACCCTGGTCTGTAACCATTAGTAATAAAACTATTACATGGGGTCCAGCCGGTGACGTTATCATCATTGAACCCCCTCCACCCGAAGAGCCTGTAGTAACATATCCCAATAGTAAAGTTTATTATCCAATATATGTTAATGGATCAATCAATCCCAACTTAACTAGCACTGCTATATTAGCTCAAATTGGAACACAAACTCCAATAGGTACCCCGCCTATCAGAGATATTATACAATCTGCATCAGCTACGGCCAATGCCTCAGCCGAATTAAATAATATTACGCAAACTGCAATTACACCGGGGCGGCAAAGTGTATGATACTTTCAATAATCGAATAAAATAATATGGCAACCATACAAATACAACAACCAGCAAAAGGATATGGTTCATATCTATCAGGTATACTGCCTCCTGAAATTGCCGTAGGTGCCGGAGCATTTAGCGCAACAATGCAACAGATTCAAAACATACAAGAAGTATCAATTGAAAAGTTTGCACAAGTTGTGACTAATATTGAAACAATGGTAGGATTGAATACTAATAGTAATAGCACTAATTTAGTTCCTACTAATTTACCGCTACGCACTGCCGGTAGACCAAAGATTGCATTGGGAAGTGGCCCACAAGGGTCTTATACAATGAGTGACTTTTTTGGTTGCATGAGTGGATTACCCTACAATGGGCGCTCATATTTAGGCCCTCTATTACCTGAATGTGGTCTTGAAGGTATATATAACAAGCTAAAACAATTAGCAACACGCAAGTTATTCAACATATACCATGAAACATATCTTGCAGTAACAGAACAACGAGCTAAAATGGGTATCGCACAACCATATTGGTATGTAATTACTAAACCATATGTACCACCAACGCCGGGTGCTAATCCAGCTAATCCAAATTATGACCCGGATCCTGAAAGCCCTAAATATGATCCGGTCGAATATACATATCCCCCGACAGACTCACCGGTATACTGGGTAGACCCGGGTTCGGCTGAAGAATATGATTGGTACTATAGAATTACTTTCCAATTAGATGTAGTTGGTGGCGGTTATGGACGCGGTACTGCACCTAATCCTATCGTTACTATTGTCCCTAACAATGTAGGTGCAACTTCTGTATCAAACGTGGGTAGAGATGATAACGAGATTCCCGGTATGTTTGGTAGAGTATCAACTAGTGATAATTTTGGTGGGTCTTATTTATGGGCACACACTGTACAAGATAATTGGGCTGTGACAATATATCCAGTGACTACCCCGCCTCACTATCCACCTAAAGATGATGGTTGGGTTCGTGCTAACATGCCAGAAGAAATCATCACAATTGAATCACCTCCTATTCAAATGTTACCTGTACAGGCCAATGGTGATTTTTCTACTGATGGACAGAACACTCCCGGGTTTTCAATCTCTTATAAAAGAATTGTCAGTCAGGGAACTTGGTTTTGGCCAGCAGGCGGCGCTAGCCCGGGTATGAACACTCCTATATCAGGTTATATCGGTCAAGCAAATGCAGAAATTGATTCTATTAATATCAACAACAAAGCAGATTGTCAGAAGTTAAATGACTACTGGAACTCTACTGGTTTTCAATTAACTATTGAACAACGTGCTAGACAAGAAGGATTGCGTCCACCATTAGATAATCCTAGACAGAATTTTTTATCATTATACCCAACAACAATTTACACATTTGTTGATTCTGTACCGCAATATGGAAAAAATACTGAACCACACATGTATGCTCAAACAATAGAAAACATTACTAATTGGGACACAATAGGTGGACAGAGTATTGTTGGTATGATGAGAGAGAATCGTAACCAAGATCGCTTGTCAGCAATCGGTGTTTCGTTAGATAACAATATACTTGACAAATTACCATATGACCAGCAAAAAGTATTAATAGCAAACGGAACATTACCAACTGGATTGGCTAACCCAAATATCCCTAGTGGTGCTATTACTGCTGGGCCAGTAACACCGTTTATTCCTAATACCACAACACCATCTACACCTGTTACAATTCGTAATAGAGTAGATATAAAGCCTCAACCAGGAGGCAGTATAAATGTTGGTACCGGAGAATATATAATAACTAATCCTATTTTTGGAGGACAAGTACCAGGTCAACCTATTGATATTGGTGATCCAGCAGAACCGGGCTCATTTGCAGGATCACCGTATTCTAACTTAATATCGCCTAACTTAAATTCATGGTATACATCATCAACATTAATGCCAAGTACTTACACTGTTAATCAAGCAATTGAAGAGGTTATCCGTTGCAACTGTGATTGCTGGCTTCTTGCATAAACAAAAGGAAGTTTCTTATGAGCGATAAAATTAAATTTTTAAGAGTACTCACCGGCTTACTAGTACTAGTAGTTGGTTTATTTCTTACTAATACTGAAGAAAGATATTTCTTATTTAATAGTACACCTGAGCCTGTCGCTGAAGTAGCTAGAGTAGCAAAAGCAGTAGATCCAAAACAACTAGCCTGTATGGCAAAAAACATTTTCTATGAATCAAATGGGGAATCATTAAATGGACAAGCCGCAATAGCCAGAGTAGTAATGAATCGCATTCGTCATGGGTTTGGTTCTACCCCATGCAATGTTATATATCAAGCAACTTATATTGAAAAAGAAAATGAATATGGTGATATGTACAAAGCTAAAATATGCCAGTTTAGTTGGGTATGTGAAAACAAAGGTGAACCAAATAAAAACAATCTTGGTTATGTACAAGCAAAAGCCATTGCATATGATGTAATGGCTTACGATGCATATGAAGATGTAGTTCCAAAATCTACATTATTCTTTCATAATTTGCAGGTAGATCCTTTATGGCCTTATAAACAAGTGGCTAAAATTGGTAATCATATTTTTTATAGCAAACAGATAAAATCAAAGAACACCCAAAAGACTGTTGTAGCAAATGAAGATAAGATATAATAACTTATGAGTGATAAACCTAATTCAGCAAATGGTGTCAGTAGTTATGACTCTACTTCAACCGGTTCACTTATTCCTTTTTTTAACCGTAATGTTACTCCATATGCTACTGAAAGTAGTGGCCCTAAATTTGATCTAGTACCGGTAGAGAAATATAAAGACATTATGCTTAATGTTGCACGGTTGCATGCCAAGCAAGAGTATGATAGAATTATGGAATTAGTTACTGTGTTGCAAAAACAAGCAGATCAGATTAAACATAGACTTGATTTAACTGATATGGTACATGCAGCCAAATACGATTTTCAATTATCGAATGGTAATGTATATTGGTTATTGTTTGACACACGTAAACAGTTTACTAGATTGAGTATTAATGGACCCTATGATTGGTCTACTAGCAAGCCAGTAGACTATGAGTATATTTGCAAAGTTAAATGGTTAGGTGACCACACATGGATAGAGGTAGAAGATGATAAGTAGTAGCCCAGAACGACATACCTTTCAAAAAGAAGGGTATGTTAAACGCTGTGAAGAAGAAGGCAAAGAGCCCAATCCTGACTACATTGATATGTATAAATCTTGGCGTGAACAGGATGAAGAAAACATAGTAGATCCTAATTGGCAAAAAGATAACATGGAGTATGATTTGCGTAGTACTCAATGGATTGTTGATAAAGTTAAAGGTGATGCTGTGTATGCACAAAACTTGTATGCCGCAATGTGTAACCGAGACTTTACTAAAAATGATGTATGGCCTATATTAACTGAAAAACGCTGGAGTTGCAGTTGGAGACACGCCGGCGGTATTGTTGCTGATATGCAAGAAAAAGGCGACTATATTGACTGGTATTGTAGTGGTATCAGAAATGCAAAAGAATTAGATGATGATGAATTTCAAAAACTAACCACTAAACAGCAAGAAATGTATATGCAAAACAAAGCGTATGTAGGTGAAGGTATGGTAACTGATGAGATACGAGAAGATTTGTTGAAATTGGGTTGGATTGTATTAGACGATGAAGAATCAATTGCATAAATACATCATACACAAGGAGTATATAATATGTTAGAAACATTATTTTGGTTAGCACTAGGTGCTTTTATTGGTTGGAATTTCCCTCAACCGCAGTTTGCAAAGAACATACAAGCAAAAATCTTCACTATGTTCAAAAAGGATTAATATATGGCTTACTCAACCGCTGTAATAGACCACTACGAAAATCCAAGAAACGTCGGGAGTTTTGCAAAAGACGATAACGATGTAGGTACAGGTATGGTTGGTGCCCCTGCATGCGGGGATGTAATGAAGTTGCAAATTAAAGTAGATAAATTAACAGGATTAATAACAGATGCCAAATTTAAAACATATGGGTGCGGGTCGGCTATTGCTAGCTCAAGTCTTGTCACTGAGTGGGTCAAAGGTAAAACACTTGACGAAGCTGCCAAGCTCCGAAACTCTCAAATCGCAGAAGAACTTGCACTCCCCCCAGTCAAAATCCATTGCTCAATCCTTGCGGAAGACGCCATCAAAGCCGCAGTAAATGATTATAAACAAAGACATGCTTCCCAATGAAGATATAATTCCTATTACGTATATGGCAGGTACTGGTGGGAATTTTTTATGTCATTTTATAATAAGTGCAAAAAGAAATATAAAAACTGTAATTAAACTCAGTGAACATGGGAATGCACATCAGCATAATTTGAGAGATATATCTGGTCATCCAGCCGGAATACCAGACCCTGATATTGAAAAAATAAATTTTATATTATCAGGACTATTGCGAGATACCGCAGAAAAACCATATTATACACCTTCACACATTACCGATATAAATTTAATTAATGATAATTTTAAAAGGTCTATACGAATAACTTATGATTTGGATGATATTTCAGAAATCGCAACAGTGTTTTATGGTAAGTTTGTAGTAGATACATATGATCCAATAAAACATAATTTTATGAAACAAACCCCGAGAACTATTAAACATGGGGCTATATCTTGGAAATCAAAATTTACCAAAATAGAAAACATGCCTAATGTGTTATTCATCTCTTGGAAAGAGTTGTTTAAAGGAAATGTTGAAGAATTGATATCTAAGATAAGTATATTTACAGAGATTGATACAAATAATTTCTCACGTGAATCATTGATACATTGGAGAAATAAAACTCAATACTGTATTGACAAATTTATAGATATCTGATAAAATATTAGTATGAGCAACGAAATCGCAAAATTTATAAACAGTCGCCGCCGTCATAAAAATGATATAGCAGTCGCAAGACAAGTTCGTATTGCTAAACAGCATGGTTTAGGCTTTTACGACAAAACAATCAAAGAGCCACATCGTTTAGCAAAACACCATGCTATGGATTGCGGTCAACCCGGTTGTCTGATGTGCGGTAATCCTCGCAAGACATTTAATGAATTAACACAGCAAGAAAAACGTCTATTCCAAGATGTTGAAAAAACATCAGACAAACATAGTAATGGTTTAATCCCAGCAGAAGATTAATTCACCCTTTTTCTTGTATAAATAATGCTGAGTATGTTATACTCATACAGACTACACACAAGGAGAAATTATGAAAACAGTCGGTGATAAATTAACAGCATTTGTATTAACAGGTGTTAAACCAGGACAATCGGAAGATGCATTCTTCCCAATTACAGAAGAAAGTTTTACAGGTAAATGGAAAATTATCGTTTACTATCCAAAAGATTTTACTTTTGTATGCCCTACAGAAATCGTAGCATTTGATAAGCTAGCAAGTGATTTTGCTGACCGAGACGCAGTATTGTTAACAGGTTCAACAGATAACGAGTTCTGTAAAGTAGCATGGCAAAAAGCACACCCAGACTTAGCAAAAATTAGTCATAATCAATTTGCTGACACAGCACGTGATGAGCGTAGCTTGATTAATCAGTTAGGAGTATTCTATGCTCCGGCAGGTGCGGCACTACGTGCAACATTCATTGTTGATCCGCAAAATGTTATCCAACACATCACAGTTAACAACTTAGACGTTGGTCGTAGCCCAGAAGAAACATTGCGTGTATTAGACGCATTACAAACTGGCGAACTATGCCCATGTAATCGTGCTATCGGTGGCGCAACGCTATGAATGAAATCAATCCAATCACAATCGGAGGCGACTGGGTTGCAAACATAAAAGAATCTATACCAGATCATTCTAAAGACATTAAGTTGAATTTAGATGCGGTTATTAATCGCAGTGGTCTAGATTTGATTGATGCACATGCTTGTGCATTAGCAGCCGCTATTGCATCAGGAAACGGTGAACTAGCATTTGAAATTCAAATGAACGGGCCACTAATGGGTGCAGAAGAACGTGAAGCCGCAAAGTCAGCCGCAAGTCTCATGGGTCAAAACAATATATGGTATCCATTCGTTGAAATGGCAGGTGATGAAGGCATGAAGGGTTTACCTGCAGGATTACGTATGAATGCGTATGCTACTCACGGTGGTGTATCTAAGAAGAAATTCGAAATGTATTCATTAGCCGCAAGTATTGTTGGTAAATGTCATTTCTGTGTTAAAGCACACTATAACACTCTAAAGGCTGAAGGCATGACTACGCAAGAATTGATGGCAGTGGGTCGTATTGCCGCAGTTGTTACAGCGATTGGTAAAGTAGCACCGTAACACTAATGAAGTTACTTTATTCTAACTACTTACAAAGTAGTGGCAATGGGTCTACATGGAATGTTGAAATAAGCAGTCCTGTTAGACCCATTAGTTCCTATTATGAAGAAACAGTTAATGTAGCAGAAATAGTATGGTCACAAAAGCAAGGTAACTTGTTTTTGTGTTATAGCGGTGGACTTGATAGTGAATATGCATTAGCTGTATTTAAATCTTTGGGTATGCCAATTACTCCAGTAATTATGCGTACACAATATAATCACCATGAAACTCAATATGCATTTAAGTATTGTGATGAAAATAGTATTACACCTGTTGTTATTGATTTAGACTATGACAAGTTTGTTGAATCGGGTGAATTTTTAAAAATTGCAACAGAATATAAAATAGCCGCATATCAGCTTCCTAGTAATTTGTGGCTTACTACTCAGATCGACGGCACTGTAATTACAGGTGATTCTAATCCTCATTTACTATTACATACTGATGGCAAATGGTATGTGGATGAAATAGAACCGGTTTACACTCAATTTGAATTCTTTAAAAACAACAACATATACGGGACTCCTTTCTTTTTAAGTTATACTTCCGAACAGTTTTTTGCGTTTTTGACAGACCCGACAATGCAACAATTAATAAATAATATTATACCTGGTAAAACGGGTTCTTATTCAAGTAAAGTACATGTATACAATAATCAAAATAAATTTAAGTTAGAACAACGTAGTAAGAAACACGGGTATGAAATAGTAGAACAAAGTCCTATATTCAATCACCCCGATATCCAATTAGTTAATAGTTGGAAAGAAAAATGGTGGGGCTCCAGCAACCATGAATATTTTAAATTAATAGAAAAAAATAATAGTTATGGAATATGATGCAATTTTTATAGGCGGTAATAGACATTTGATTGGTGGTAGGATATTAGCCGGTTATAGATTAAGAACAGAAGGAAGAAAATATGGTTATGAAACTTTTGTTATAGATACAGCACCTTCAATGTCTTGGGATGAATTAACAACATTGTTAG